AATCTGTTATTCCGATTACTGCTGCTCCTTAAGCTCTCTATTTACGCAAGCTACTGACTCTGTCATTTTCGCAGCGACCTTGACGTCATCATTTGATCCAAATGATCCAGGTGTCCTACCTATATACTAACAGGTGTTTTTTTGTAGGATTCCAGCGGAGCGCCAAAAAAACACCCTACTCATGGATGGGAAGCATGCCGGGCAAAAGCGAAAGGCTGACGGAGACGCCGAAGGCGCCTCCTCCAGTTCGGGTGGTCAAGTCTACCACTTGGCGTTCACGTGGTCCCTTTGGGATGAGGGAAAAGGTCGACCTGACCCTCCTACTGACGTGGAATTCGGTGTTCGTCATGTGGAGCTCTCCGCACGGTTGCGGAAGCTTGGACATTATATTTTCCAGCTCGAACGAGGTGAGACCACCGGGCGTCTTCACTACCAGGGCTATCTCCATCTCACCAAAGGCCCGAAGCGACGCCCGTCCGCTCTTGGTTCCGATTTTGGAACATCGTTCTATGGGATTCATTTCAGCGCCGCCTCGACCGCTGGTGTCGCAGCTCTTAAGTCATACTGTATGAAAGATGATACGAAAGTTGATGGTCCCTGGAAGGACACTGATCCGATTGTGCGTTCTCCTGCTGAAATGAAAAGGCTCGGAGTTGACTTGGTCCTCCGACCTTGGCAACAGTATATTGCTGATCAATTGTCTACGGTCGTGCATCCCCGACATGTCCATGTCATCTACGATCCTGATGGTGGCATGGGCAAATCCGTCTTTGCGAAGTGGTTGGAGGCCACTGGTCGTGCATCTACTTACTCAGGATTTGCTAAGGCAGCTGATCTTGCTCATTGTCTCCTATGTGAAGGAGAGCGTCATGCGTACGTCTTTGACTTGGTCCGAACCAAACCAAGTGACGTCTCTGCGACTGATCTCTATACATTGATCGAGCAGGTCAAGAATGGTATGTTTACATCGACCAAGTATACTCCGCAGAAGGTGATTCGTCCTGCTGCTCATGTTTGGGTATTTACGAACTATTTGCCGCCGTTCACTGCGTTGTCGTCGGATCGATGGCGTATTTGGGTTTACAATCCTGCTCGTCAAGAGATTTCTATTGCTCCTTCGGGCGATATTGCTCAGTATAAGAAGGCGAGTTATATTGAGGCGAAGGTTACCGAACTTCGTAAGAAGTCTGCTGCAGCAGAGTGGGATGCGGAAGCCGCTGAAATTCTCGCGACTCATCCGCTTGATGTTTAAAAAAATAACACATTTTTATGTTCGGTTTGTCACATGCTCGTTTATTGTTCTTTATGAGAGCATGTGATTTCAATATTTTCTGCTCACCGAAGGTTTCATGTATTAGGTCTCTATGGATGTCAAGTCCAAATCAGTTCCGAAGTCCGCTCCCCCGTCCCCCTACGTCGTACTTCCGTCAGCCGCGGTACAGCAGCTCACGTGCGACGACTATGCGACACCACCATCATCACCGACGCAATCTGTACCAGACGATGCCACGTCCAAAGTGGACTCCAAAAGTGTCGGGTCCGCCGCAGCGCCCCCTTGTCAGTCGGTATCGACCGGGGGAGAAGCTGTTGACAATAAGTGCGTCACATCTTCAGCGTCTTCGGGCCGGCTTCGTAAGCCAATCGGTCTCCCGCTCAAGTTCCTCGAGCAGTTCAGCGACTGCGTCCTCACCGCTCCCATCGCAGATGCCGACAAGCGTCGATTCTTTGTGTCGCTTATCGAAGGCGCTCAGCTCGCTGTCAACGACCGACTCCAAGCAGGACAGTTCGCCCTCCATGGCCGAGCCGATGCCGCAAGCGCCTCCGTTGCTCTTTCCGAGCCCTCCTCCAGCGCTCGTCACCGCCGCGACCGTCATGGCGGCCAATACTCCCTCATCAATTCCGATTGGTTCTATGTCAACAACAACGGGCAAACCGCGAATTATGTATCCAACGGTGCTTTCGGGTTCCGCGCGAATGGTGCAGCCGTCGGTGTCCAGTCGCTAAGCATGTCGCTCCTTAATGCTCCGTTCATTGGCGATGCTTGGGGGTCCATTGATCCTGGTGCTGTGGCTGTTCGTTTGAATCAGATCAAAATGGAGTTGACTCTCTATCCTCGTAATGCTCCATTGACGTTTGCTCCTCCTCCTGATACTGGTACTACGTCGTGGGATCCTCTCAATGTTTCGAAGTTGGATTGTCGTATTATTATTCTTCGTGATAAGTGGGGCTGTCTTGCGAATGGTGTCACGGTGACTTCGAATATTGCGTCTACTGCTACTAATGTTACGACGACTAGTGGTCCTCCCACTGATTATACGTCTTTATTTACGACGTCTGTTGATCCATCTGTTGCATCCAATATTGGTACTGGTGCTTCTGGTCTTCCGTCGATCAATCGTATGCATTTCAATATTCTTACTCAAGCGATGCGTTATGAGATTCTTCATGATGAGATTGTTGACGTCGCTCATATGCAGGCTTATGCTCCTCAAGTTGCTGCTCAGCGTCAAGCTTGGATTGGTCTGAAGCGTGTTGCGATCAATCTTAAGCTTGATAATGTTTCGCTTATTCAGCAACCTGCGATTACGAATACGAATGCTATTCCTCAGACCAATGCGATTTATATGATTCTGATTGGTAATATGAATACTGCTACTCTTGCTGCGATTGATCCCGATGGTCATACTGTTGCATCTTGGCTGCCTCAAGTTGGTTATGATATTGATTATTTGTGCGAGTTCCAATCTGTCATTCCGATTACTGCTGCTCCGTGATCTCTTTTCTTTTCCGCAAGCCACTGACTCTGTCATTTTCGCAGCGACCTTGACGTCATCATTTGATCCAAATGATCCAGGTGTCCTACCTATATACTAACCGGTGTTTTTTTGTAGGATTCCAGCGGAGCGCCAAAAAAACACCCTATTCATGGATGGGAAGTATGCCGGGCAAAAGCGAAAGGCTGATGGAGACGCCGAAGGCGCCTCCTCCAGTTCGGGTGGTCAAGTCTACCACTTGGCGTTCACGTGGTCTCTTTGGGATGAAGGAAAAGGTCGACCTGACCCTCCTACTGACGTGGAATTCGGTGTTCGTCATGTGGAGCTCGCCGCACGGTTGCGGAAGCTTGGACATTATATTTTCCAGCTCGAACGGGGAGAGACCACCGGACGTCTTCATTACCAGGGTTATCTCCATCTCTCCAAGGGCCCGAAGCGACGCCCGTCCGCTGTTGGTTCCGATTTCGGAACATCGTTCTATGGTATCCATTTCAGCGCCGCCTCGACCGCTGGCGTCGCAGCTCTTAAGTCATACTGTATGAAAGATGATACGAAAGTTCATGGTCCGTGGAAGGACACTGATCCGATTGTGCGTTCTCCTGATGAAATGAAAAGGTTGGGAGTCGACTTGGTCCTTCGACCTTGGCAACAGTTTATTGCTGATCAATTGTCTACGGTCGTCCATCCCCGACATGTCCATGTTATCTACGATCCTGCTGGCGGGATGGGCAAATCCGTCTTTGCGAAGTGGTTGGAGGCCACTGGTCGTGCATCTACATACTCAGGATTTGCTAAAGCAGCTGATCTTGCTCATTGTCTCTTATGTGAGGGAGAGCGTCGCTCGTATATCTTTGATTTGGTCCGAACCAAACCAAGTGACGTCTCTGCGACTGATCTCTATACATTGATCGAGCAGGTTAAGAATGGTATGTTTACCTCTACTAAGTATACGCCGCAGAAGGTGATTCGTCCTGCCGCTCATGTTTGGGTATTTACGAACTATCTTCCGCCGTTCACGGCGTTGTCGTCGGATCGATGGCGTGTGTGGGTTTATAATCCTGCAACACAGCAGATTCATAGTGCTTCTCCTGCTGATGTTGCGGAGTACAAGAAAGCGAGTTATATTGAGGCGAAGGTTAACGAACTTCGTAAGAAGTCTGCTACAGCAGAGTGGGATGCGGAAGCCGCTGAAATTCTTGCGACTCATCCGCTTGATGTTTAAAAAAATAACACATTTTTATGTTCGGTTTGTCACATGCGAGTTTATTGTTCTTTATGAGAGCATGTGATTTTAATATTTTATTTCTCACCGAAGGTTTTATGTGGTTAGGTCTCTATGGATGTCAAGTCCAAATCAGTTCCGAAGTCCGCTCCCCCGTCCCCCTATGTCGTACTTCCGTCAGCCGCGGTACAGCAGCTCACGTGCGACGACTATGCGACACCACCACCATCACCGACGCAATCTGTACCAAACGATGCCACGTCCAAAGTCGATGTGGCGACCAAAAGTGTCGGGTCCGCCTGCGCGCCCGTTGGTGAGCCGGTACCGTCCGGGGGAGAAGCTCCTGACAATAAGTGCGTCTCATCTTCAGCGTCTTCGGGCCGGCTTCGTAAGCCCATCGGCCTCCCCCTCAAGTTCCTCGAGCAGTTCAGTGACTGCGTCCTCACCGCCCCCATCGCAGATGCCGACAAGCGTCGATTCTTTGTGTCGCTTATCGAAGGCGCTCAGCTCGCTGTCAACGACCGACTCCAAGCAGGACAGTTCGCCCTCCATGGCCGAGCCGATGCCGCAAGCGCCTCCGTTGCTCTTTCCGAGCCCTCCTCCAGCGCTCGTCACCGCCGCGACCGTCATGGCGGCCAATACTCCCTCATCAATTCCGATTG